GTAAGAGACCCGGTGTGTCTGGTTAACACACCCCACTCCTCCCCCGAGGAGTGGACCTACCAAAGATTCCTTCAACGTCTTTCACACCCATCTTTTCCACATGTTACCATGCGAGCAACTCCGCTCAGCCCACCACACCCACACACTACACATCAGTTAGCGTGCCGGTGGATGGAAGCATCCGTTGCCAGTGTCCGGGTCTTGCAAAAGATAGCAAGGATTGGGCCTCTGGTCGGGGTTGTTACCTTCCCCTAGTATTCAAGCTCTTCAGCCTCATTTTGTGGGGGTTTAGGGGCAGGTGGTGAAGGCTTCGGCCTCATAGGAGGCAGAGGAAAGTCATGCTGATCAGGATTATCAGGGTCCGGGAAGGGGGCCAACAGTGCTGTAGGCGTAGGAGGTACAAAGCTAAAGGCTGCCGGAGTGGGATGAATAAATTCAATCTCATACTCCAGAAACCAATCGCCAAGGTACGTATCCTGCGTAATAGCAGTGTTGACCGTCTCCCAGGCAAAGTAGGCCCCGTAGGCTTGAGTAGCTCGGGCATTGTTCGTAATGGCATCGACCTGAGGGTCGTATAAGAACCATGGAACCCGAGTGTGCATGCGCTTGACATCAATTGTCAGGCTCATGCACTCCCAGAAGGGACCAGTAACACTGGTACCTGCCTGACTAATCAAACCTACGGAGGAACTTGCCAACCAGTTCTGATAATCTTCATCATCATACAGAACTCCAAGGGTGTGGGTTCCCTCAAAGGTGGTAGGTACCCTCGGCCTAAAGTGCAGGATAGCCTTCTTGAAGCGGTACATCGCATAATTCTGTGCAATAGAAGTTGCCCAGAACAATCCGAATGTACGGCCTCCAGAGAAGGTACCTGTGCGACCAGGCCCAATGTACCAACCACGCTTTGATGTCCCGGCTCCCTCGGACGCAAGACGAAAAGCATTGTAGTAGATATGCTCAGTATTTGAGATAATCACTCCATTGCTCGTAGTCTTGTTCTTTGGGTTACCAGACTTGGAAACCACAGCCTTCGAGATCGGTTGAGAAACCGTCTTGTTCTTCACCACCTGACTCTTACCATTTCCTTTCTTTGTGTTTGCCATGAGATATATTTCATGCCCCGGGGGGGACCATTACGGGGGGATCACCTAGTGGTCTCTTCTTCTGGTTCTTCAGGTGCCCGGAAAATCTCATGGAGGTACTTCGCACTATCCTCATACCGCTCACCAATGATATCCCTATCACGGTGCCATGCTGGACGCATGGACCAGGTCCTGTTCTCTAACACACTGTTCAGAAATCCTGATGGCAGGGGTGGGACACCTCCAGACTCCTTTCGAGCGAGTTTGAATTTGTTCCACCTTCTGGCACCAAATATCTTAACATGTTTGTTAGAAGACAGATCCTCAAACCATCTCCTCATCGCCATCAACCTATATCCCATTCCCCCATCGCGAGAGTAAGGATCAACCAAAACACCCATCCTTCTGGGGGGTCCGAAGGACTCTCCAGGGTTAAGGGGCCCAAACCTGTACGCCCCCTTGGTGACCTCAATTGCTATATAGGATTCGTAGCGGTTACAGATTTTACTGTAGCTGTTACGAGTTCCTTCACGGTAATTGAAGATACCAAGACGATGTGCATTCATCCACATCAACTGATTGTTGGTGAACTTATGGTTCGGTGTGGGCACAGGTGCACCAAAGGCACCGTATTCAGTAGGTCCATAGATTGGGCCAGGGAACCCACGTAGGATCGGATAGTACTTCCGGAACATGGACAGATACTTAGTGTGAGTCTCCTTGCTAGAAAAGCTAGAGAACTCCCTAAATAACTGTGCCAATTGTTCCCAGGGAAGTACTTGCCGACCCGACTTGAGGTCAACCTGACGATCTATGGGCATATTGAGTAAACCCACATTCGGAACATCCAATGATACCCATCGATTCTGCTCCTTAGAATAGACACAGTAGACGGAGTTTACCAAAGCAAGGTCCCTAGAGTAGTAGTTCTTTCCTAGAGAGAACTCCAACCCTACGGACCTTGTGGCAGATTTCCACCGACGGTATATATTTTTAGTAGCAGGAAAGATGACATCATCTCCATTGATCCTCATAAAGGACCCACGGGGGACAGCCATACAGGAAGCTGCCCTGTTGATTATACAGAGCAGTGGAAATGAGAGGATGTGGCCCATCATTTGACCACGAGTGATTGAGACTGGACTCGTGCCCTTGAGGTCGAGGACGGAACGAGTAAGAGAATGCACAACGAGTTTGCGGAGGAATGCTTCAGTGCACGTAGGGAGACCTTCTGGAAGGTCAAACCTGGTGCGCTCAAGCATTGCTTCAGCAGCCTCTTTTGTGTACGTGAGGAAAATATTATCAGTGGCGGCACTATAGTCACCACTAACAACCTTTTCCCCCTTACCCAGCTTCATTGGAGAAAGGGCATCTTCAACAGATGACCCTCCAATGAGCTGGAAGACAGGGTGGGTGCGCATCTTCCCATGCCAGGCCTTTTGGACTGGTGTGAGCAGTTGTACCATCCACTCTGCTTTCGTTACGATCCTAACCTTCAAGGGCTCAGTCAGCCCTGTCGCTCCTACCAGTATTGGTTTCCATTCCGCCTCTGGCAGACCCAACTCCTCAATCGCCTCATGAATCAGACATCTCAGCATTCTCTCCCAGAGCATTCCCAGTGGACCATCGGGCCCTAGATCAGTATCTGTCAGTCTGAATGCCATGAGTAATTTCTTGACGACCGGGTCTTGTAAGAATCCATTCAGGGGAAAATCCCTAATGTATGCTTGCAAGCCCCCCTCACCACGAGAGTATTCATGACAGGCGGACACGGAGGGAGGGAAGGGCCGGGAGTAATCCGCGACCATTTCCTCCCCCTGGGGGCAGAACTCATCTAGTGTCCTCTGGATCTCAAGGAACATGCGCCTCTTGCGGGGCAACACGGATGGCTCGGTACGGGCGACTGCCTTTGCAAAGTCAGCCACCTTTTCTCTCACCATCTCCTCTGTGAAAGACGGAAACAACCTCTTGGAGTACAACAGTAGTGCACCCACTCTCATCTTCCTTGACTTCCCAGCTCCTGTAACCCGATTTCTAATGAACTTCCGGAAGGAAGGAGAAATCAGGCTATAGGGGTTAAATCTCTGAGGTGGTGTATCATCATGGAGCATGTGGGGCAGCCAGAAGGCTGTCCACGACTTCAGAATGGACATCAACTCAGGGACGGAAGAAGAAGGAGGGTGGGGGCAGAGTACACGATCAAAGTTGTACCCCAAGAGATCGAAGGAATCAATGAGTGCGTCGTTGGCTTTTGACCAACAGCCCTTAGCACTCAACCTTGCTACCTGGACTGGATCCCAAACCAGCTCAGGTAACAGTACGTGAAGGTCAGCGCTTGTTGGTGTGCTTCTCAGCACACGACGAGACCGCCTGTCTTTCGACAACTGGGGGGCACGACCCCCCGCAGTATGATGTATGTT